TTATCTTTATTGTTATTATCATATAATGATGCTGAGTAAAGTAACCCTCCAAAATATGGGCTATATTCGTTTTCACTTCCAATCCAAGTTAAAACAATTGGATCGTTTGAATTAACTTTATCTTTACCTCCATATTCTTTAATCCTTAATATAGTATCAGGAATACCATATGAGGTAATTAAAGCGCGTAAACCAGGCAATGTACCTTTTGACTTAAGCAGGTATGGCAAGTTATGATAAATGCGTTTGTATAGCGATTTATTTACATCATCCAACGGTATATAATCGTTAGAAGCTGAAATTAGAGTGTCAATATATTCAAATCCACTAGGAGTAGGTAAAGAACCTGTAATGTTTGGAAATGGAAATAAAGCTCCATCAGGTGTTAAACCTAAAAATGCGGTATATAAGTCCTCATTTGAGAAATTATTTTGGTATAATTTGATTCCAAAATCTCTAATAGCATCAGCTACTATATCTTTTGATACACCATATTCTAAACGATTATCAGCATTATATTTTTCAGTAACATCTTTATAATAAATCCAAATATTATCATAAAATTGTCCTACCATATTAATAAAAAGTTCATATGGTTTATTAGTAGGATCATCTCTAAGATATTCAGGAATAGAATAATAAAGATTATTTTGGTTTGATTCATCAAAATTAGATGATGATATTATTAAATTAGGATACCAAGAATTTACTAAAATACTTCCTGTAGGGGCTAATTGAAATGGGGGGAATGTGGTTACTTTAGGCCAAGAATAAGACCCACTTGAATAATATAAATAATATTCATATCCATCAAAATTAGTTATAATATCATTTATTTTATTTTCATATGAAGCTATATCAAAGTTAACATTAGGAGTAGTTAATACGGAATTTAAAGTAGAAATTGATGAAGAATAATCTTCTAATAAACTAGCTTTATGAAAAAAATTTTCTAATCGGGTTTTAACAGAACTAAAATGAATAAAATTAGAAAAATTAGTATAATCTATATTAATATCTATTTCTTTTTCTTCAAATAAACTATTTAATTGGTATTGAGAACTAGATATTTTTGAATTAAATATATCTGAGTATGATAAGTTTAATGTAGAATTATTTACTTGGTCTTTAATATTTAGATTAAAGTTAGGACCTTTTATATAATTAAGAGGAGGAGGTAAAATTACAGGATCATCAAAAATTACATTATATGCTACAGGAGAACCAAATAAAGTAACAACCCATAAATTAGAATTTATTTCAAAATTAGCAGGGAGGGGATTTAATAATTTAACTAATATAGTTGGATCTCCATCACTTGTGCTATCTAAAGAAATATTATTAGCTATAACTAAAATATTATTTCCAAAGTTTAAATAAAAATCTAAAAAGAAATCACTATCTTCTCTTTCTTGAATAAATGATAAAGCTTGAGTTAATATAGATGAAGCCCCTAAAGTTATACTATCTAATCTTAATTCAGTTCTGTCTGAAGATATTTCTTTTATAAAAAGAGTTTCATTAGGAGCTCCTATTTTTTTATCTAAAAAATTATAACAAACATTATATTCTCCTAAATCATAACCATATAATGTTAAAGAAACTTCAGGATCAATAAAAATATTATTATGTAAAAATTCATTTGTTTTAGATGTAGGTAATGCAGTAACTTCAGTTTCATAATTTAAAAAATTAAGATCGAAGTCAAGGATTTCATTATTAGTACTATATATAAAAAATTCTAAATAACTTGTTGAGGTAAAACTAAATGGTTTCCCATTTCCAATTTGGGTTAAATTTATATTTTCATAAGTTTGAAAACTAAAAAAATTATTTATTAAAGAATTTATTATTGTAGCCATTATATTTTAAGGGAAGAAGAAATTTGAAATTCTATAGTTTGTTTTTGAGATTCTAATAAATCGATTCTTAATTGAGCTATTTCATTTTGAAGAGCTATTATTTCTTCTTGATTAGCTTCAAATCCTATATATTCACTACTTTTTTTAATTATATATTCATGAGAATTAACCTCTCCTAATTCAGGAATTTGAAAAAACATTTCATTATACATGTTAAAAAAATCATTTGTAGTAACTTGTTCTTCAATTAATTCCTGTATAGGTTTAACTCCTAATTGAGTAAAAGAAGTATTTATTAACTTATTATAAGTATTTTTATCGTATTGAACAGGAGGGGAAGATATTGAAGTTTTCATCCATTTATAACTTTAAAGTAATAATCATCATTAAATATTTTAGTAGAACCATTAATGTTAGTTTTTATTAAAATAGAATAATATCTTTCAGGTTCTAAACCACTCATGTAAACATCAAAATAATTTCCATTCTCATCAGAACTAATTTGAGTATAATTGTCGTCAAAGTTAATAACAAATTCATTAGTATCCAAGTCTTTTATTGCATAATATGAACTAGTTGGTAAGTAATTTAAATTAGTAAATAATGATGATGTTTGATATATTCTAGGGGGGTATAATGGACTTACATTTATGTAAAATCTATTTTTACTTTCAGGGTAAAATATTCCTGGGTTTTCGGCTAACGACATTTTTAAATCAGTAGTGTTTACAATACTACTTGATGCCGACCCCGTTAATATAGTAGAGTAATCTCTCCATCTAAATTCTAGACATGGGGGATAAATTGTATTTGTATCAACACTATAATATTTAAATATAGGTTGAATATATTGACTAGTATTAAATTCTTGAGAACCTGTTAATTTAACTATAAATCCATAATTTGGAATAGATCCAGTTATCCATGCATTAACGGTATTAGTTACGTTAGCTTCAATATCTTTATCACTACGTAAAGTAAATTGAACTTGAGATGAACCACTAAAAGCAGCTCCTACAATAACATATCCTGGGACTACATAGCTAGCGGTTACATAAAATATCCCAAGAGTATCAAAAAACCAATTTCCACCTCCAACACCTCCATAAATAGGACTATATGAACTAGTATAAAAAATTGTTTCTAATGATCCTGAATAAAATCCATTTAGGCTCCATGGGCCTGAAGTATCATAATAAGAATATTTCCAAGAAGCACCATCTTCTTCTTTCGGGTTATCTAAATAATATCCAGTACCATTATTCCAAGATTGAGCTAAAGGTAAAATTTCTAATGAAGTATTTTGGTTTAGACCTTGAGCTTCTGCTATAAAATTTTTAAGATATATATTATATTGGCTCCCATTAATTTTATTATAAACTATATCTGAAATTTCATTTTGATCAAATTGAACTAAATAACGGGCTACTTCAGGATCTCCACTTAAGTCTAATTTATTAGATACTTCTAAAATAGCATCTAACCCAGTATTCATTGTTGAATACGCAGAATATAATGTAGTATCTTTAGTTGGAAATATTTTATAAATAGCCATTAGAATATTTTATTATAAATATAGAATTATAAAGGAACTACTCTGCCTTTAATATCTTGATCAAGATACCTTACTTCAAAAATAGATGGATCTAAAGAAGGGTAAATTACTTGGTTTCGTGTTGAAGAAGAAATATCATATGCATATTGAGAATATCCTTGATTTGTTCCTACTTTATTAGTAATAATAATATTTTTAACAGTTTGAACTCCTTTAATTTTATCTAACATTACATATAAATTTTTTAATAAAATAGGTTGATTTATTTGCCATTTATCAATATTAAAATAATTTTTAAGTTCTAAAATACAATTTATTAAAACTTCACTATTATTATATTCCGGAAGAGAAACAATTTCAAAGTCAATTCCTATATTAATAATAAATGCATCTCTAATTTCAATATTATCTCCAATCATTCTATATTGAGATAAATAAGTTCTTAAATTATTCTTTAAAGTAGTATTAGCATAGGTTAATTGAGAATTATTATTTAAAGATAAAATATATAAATTTAATGTTTCAATAGTTGAAATTTGCCTATCAGTTAATTTAGGTTGTTCAATATGTGCTTTAGATATAGCACCATAATTAGAAGGCATACTTAATGCTCTAATTAAATAATCATCTGCGGTTACTGAACGTCTTTGAGAAGCAATAGAAGCTAAAGTATTTTGTCTTACTTCTTCTAATGTGTCTCCATTTTTTCCTCCTGTAGCCGCTTCGGTATTTATTGCAGATAAAGAATCAAAAACATAATTGGCCGTTATTGGATTTATACCTGTTATATTAAATTTAACATTAGCTTTATTTAAAATATTTAATTCATTAGCAAGTATATTAGATTGAACTCCCCCTCCTGTTAAATATCTAATTGTTAACACAGTATTAGAAGGAGCAATACCATAAGTTTTAGTATATAAAAAATTTGTAGGTGAATATGCCGCTGTTAATTTATCTTTTATAAAGGGTAATCCTATGCCTATATTATCTGAATTTGGGATTATTTCTTCTGTTATTGTTTCTGGGTTTCCTGATCCAAATTGGATTTGAATGCTATTTAGTGAGGTAAAACGTGTAGAAAAACGCCTAGCTACTTTTTTAAGTCTGAGTAAATAAGGAGTATCATCTATTTTGTTTGGATCAAAAATATTAGTATTTTTTATAGAATCTAATACCATTTCTTGACCTAAATGATCTACTTCATACCAAATATTACCATCAGAATCTATTATATCTAAAATATTAATAATATTATTGTTATTAATGTTTATAGTAGCAAAAGGAACAGGTGAATTAAAATTAAAAGTTGTTGTTACTATATTAGCAGAAATTGCGTTTCTTGTTTTACTTAAAAGAAAATATTGTGGAATATTACCCGCTGTTTGATAAATAATTACTTCTGTGGGATCTTGTGAACTTGATAAAGAAAAATCTAGTTTATCTTGAATTAAAAAATTTAACCCATTAACAGAAGAAATTATTGAATTTTCATTAACTAATAAAGCATAATCGTAATCAGGAACATATTCTGTTCCTACTAATTTTGATGGTACTTGTTGATAAAATGTAAGAGTAGCTTGAGCAACTCCTGTAGTTTTTGGTTTATAACCAAACATATATGCTAATTCAAACACATTATTTGTTTGTTGAGCATATTGCATAAAGGTTTCTTGGAACTGGTTGTCTAAGTAAAAACTTAAAACATCACCAACATATGCTGCTTGTTCTATAAACATTACTCCCGGAGATGTAGGAGAAAAATCATTATAGGTTTGAGGAAAATATGTTTTAGTATATTCTATTAAACGAGATCTAAAATTAGAAAAATCTCTATTAATATATTTTATATCTCTATTTACTACGCTCATACATTAAAATTAAAAGTAACAACCCCATTATTACTAGAATTAGGGACAAAATAGTTTAGTTTTATTATTATAGAATTTTCACTACCAGGAATGGAAGAAACATTAATTTCTTTTATTTGAAGAGAAGGAAATACTTTTGTTAATTTAGATCTAATAAAAGATTCAATATTAAAAAAAGTGTTTTCATTTGATTGGTTAAATAAAAATGATCTTAACCCAGCTCCAAATAATGGATTCATTGGAAGTTCTCCAGGGTTAGTAAGAAAGTAATTAATAAGATTATTTTTAAGAGCCTCATTAGTGTTGTAAGTTGAAGCAAATACATTTGCATTTGTAAAAGGAACTTGAATCCCTATTCCTATATTTGGGTTAATATTTAAAACATCTATATATTGAGGACTAAAAGGCATTATTTAGTATTTAGTAAATTCATTATTTGTTCCATGCCTACTTCTCCAGAGCCTAAATTACCATTTACTGGATCACTTACTTGTGGGGTAAAGGGTTGAGCATTTTGAGATGTAAAACTTAAAGCTGTTTCACCTAATGCTTCAGCATATTTTGATCTAAAATCAATTTGTGGTGGGGCATAAGATGGTTGGGAAGAAGGGATGGGAGGGGTATAAGATTCTTTAATTATTTGTTTAGAAGACTTTAAAGCTTCTAATAAAATATCCTTTAATTCTTCTTGAATTGCTTCTCTTACTGCTTCTTTAATAATTCTTTTAAAATCTGTGGTTTTCATACGGTTATAAATATAGGGTTAATCTGCTTTTAAATCATTTTGTTGAATATA